CCGAATGGAACGTATACCAAAGCCATTGAAACAAGGCCAATTCGTTTACTCGCTGGATGAAAAGGAAAAGATAATTGACAGCTCCATCCGGTGGACGGACGAAGAAAACGCGCCTATTAGAATATACCACGATGTGATCTCGACTCACCCTTATGTTATAGGAGGAGATACATCAGGAGAAGGTTCAGACTATTTTATAGGTCAGGTAATAGATAACTCCACAGGAACGCAAGTAGCGGTTTTAAAGCATTTGTATGATGAAGACCTGTATGCGGCTCAGATGTATTGCTTAGGCAAATATTACAATAACGCGCTGATAGGAATAGAAATAAACTACAGTACGCACCCGACAAAAGAGTTGCAGCGTTTAGGATATTCTCACCTTTACATGAGAGAGACAGAAGATACCATTACGAAACAAATTATCACGAAATATGGGTTCAGAACCGACAAGTTGACACGACCTATCATCATAGCCGACTTAGTAACGATAGTGCGTGAACATATCGACTTGGTGAATGACTATGACACATTGGAAGAAATGACAACGTTTATTAAGAACGACAGAGGCCGTCCAGAAGCAATGCAAGGTTGCCATGATGATACGATTATAGCACTCGCTATAGCTTACTACATCAGAGACCAACAGCGTTACACGATACTTCAGGACGCTCCACAGACCAAGCCGAAACTATCCGACACGTTCAAGAAAAAGAAGGAGGCTCCGAAATATTGATAACACGAGAGTATAAATGCCCCAAGTGTGGAATAATAGAAATACAGTGTCATATGTCCGACCCGATAGCAAAACGCTGTACAGAGTGCGGTAGTGAAATTAACAGGTACTTCGAACCTACGGCGTATAGTTGGAAAACCGATGGTCACGCAGGGCGCGGATTCGCGGTCACAGGAAAACGAGCAGGAGGTAATCAATGAAAAATCCATTCAAGTCTAAATCCAAAGGCGTAGATATTTCAGCATCTACGCTTTACGACTATTCAACACCTGAGAATAGAGTCGCAACAACGAGATTCTTATACGACTATTCCAAGGCAAGAAAATCAGTATGGGAACAACGAGCCGAGCTGAACGATGATTATTACAACGGCGACCACAGAACCGCACAGGATATACAGGTTAAACTACAGAGTCAAGGAATACCGTTCGAGCTAGCGTGCGTTCAAGACCCATTTTATCACGTTGAGAGCCAGATACAGCCAGACATTCCAGACTTTCAGTTCTCAGGCCGTGACGATGATCTCGACAGTGCAAAAGCAAAACAGCGAGCCTATGCAGTTCAGTTCGTTATCGATAATAACAACGTAGAGGGCATGAATACACGAAACGAGCGTAGGTTAGGCAAGCTAGGCAATGCGCTTTGGAAAGTCATGTGGCGTTCAGACATCGAAGTTCCAGGGCTTAAAATAGGTGGAGATATTAAAATTATAGACGTTGCTCCTGAGTGTTGCTTTCCAGACCCATCCGCATTGACTCTTGATTATTGCGAATACTTTAATTATGTGTACTCAATGCATATTAGGGCAGCGCGCAGAGAGTTTTATAAAGAGCTGAAAGATAAGAAAATTACGCTTGTTGCTGATACGAAATCAGACACGAAGATATTCAATAGCCAGATTCAAGACCCTATGGACGATTGCGTACAGGTTATAGAGCATTGGTATCGAGACGATGAAGGCGATATTGCCTGCGTTATTCTAATCAACGGTGAGGAAATCAAGTGGATTGAGAAGTATTGGGAAGAAACGAGAGCGCAAAACAAACGCTATCCATTCATAAAGTACTGCAAGATACAGGACGAAAACACTTTCTGGGATCGCTCAGATTTAGACAACATAAAAGAACTTGTTGACGCTGCTGACCGTGAAATGGCTTATGGACTGATGAATAGTGCATTGATGTCGAATGATATTATTGTAGTAGGTGAAAACGCTATGGCAGACGGTGCGGCGTTTGAGAATACGCCTGGTGCTCAGTGGGTTATGAAAGACGGACAGATTAACAACGTTCGTAGACTAGGCGGTTTAGTACCACTCGCGCAGAGAGAATCATCCGTAAACTTCATGCAGACGCAGATAGAAAAGACGATAGGAAATTTTGATTCTACGATGGGGCAGGAACCAGTTAGGGTAACTACATCAAGCGGAATTGCACAGCTTAATGAAAGAGCCGATGCAAGAAAGTCTATCAAGAAAGCTGACAGAAACACAGGATTCCAAGAACTGTTTGAGTTAGTCGACTGGACTTGTTTGGAGTTCTACGATGAGGAACGCATGATATACATAGGCGCAGACGATGAAGAAATAAACGCACAGTATTCACAACAGACAGCAGAACAGGGATTTATGACGGAGAATTTAAACAAGTCGGATGGCCCGATAGTGTTCAAATATTCCAACAAGAAGTTTAAGAACTATAACTATTTTCCACGTGTTGACTGTACTGTAATAGCATCAGACGGAATAGCAAAGTCAAAGGCGTTCAACATACAGGCGATACAGGACTTGCTCAAGATTCAGATTACGCCAGAAAATTACAAGATGGTAATCGAAACGATTAAACTAATGGGATTGACCGATAAGAAAGCGTTGATTGAGTGGCTTGAAGAAACGTACAAACCACAGCCAATGCCAGAACAGTTGCCACAGGATGGACAGGGAGCGCCACAACCAGACCAGATAAATGTCGATGAAATAATGGCACAGCTTACACCGGAGGAGCAGAGGAAATTACAGGCACACCCTGAGTTGATTGACCAAGTAATGCAGGAACATATGGGAGGAGGACAGTAATGGAAGGTAGAAAGATTTGTAAAGGTAAATTGAAACCAGATTTTAAGCAGGAATGTAACCACCCAATTATGATTTTAAAATCTGCGCCTGTATCAGAAGTCGGTACGAATATCGTTAAACAAGTCACCATTTTCGGATGTATGAACCCTAACTGCGACATGAATAACGTAGAGATTGAACGCTCAGAACATGAGTTGGAAACATTCTAGTTGTAATATTTTGAAAAGGCTATATAATGGAATTAGATAGAGTGTCGAAAGGAGAACACCATGAATAAGTTGGTTATACACAGATGGGCACATGTCCCAGCGTTTGATTATATTGGATTATTCGATATGAACGACGTTGAAATTTTAACAGAAAAAGATATAAAGGTGGGCGATATTTATAATATTGAGGTTCCTGACTTTGGGTTTATAGAAGTTAAAGTTGATAGAGTTGTTAAAACACTAGATAGTGAAGCCGTAGTATTCCATTCAGATATTCAAAAACCTTTGAGAATTATTGATGAGGACATTGCAGAAAAAGTATTGAAGGAAATGGAATGGAAGAAACTAAGTGGTCTAATTGAAAGAAGAGAGAGAGAGCGTGCAGTCAGAGAAGAAGAATCTGACAGAATATATAAAGAAATAGAGCAGCCAAGGCTTGCATGGTATCAGAAATTATTTAAGAACACCAAATAAGAAGGAGAGTGTCAGAATGTTAGAAAAAAGATGTCCGAAATGCAACCACCTATTTTTTAAGGTAATGAACCCAATGAGTTGGGCAAAGTCGCTAAAGATACAAGTTAAATGTCCTAAGTGCAAAGAACTGTTTGAGATAGTGCATCACGAGGGTAGCGATTATGGAGCATGAAATATCAATTAAAATACATAGCGCATATTTTAAGCAATGTGGAGATGATTTGGTTAAATTCTTAAAGAGCGAAAACTTTAAAAACATATGCAAAAATTCAATAATCAAAACAGTTAACCTTGAACTACTAAACGATTTGCCTTATATGTGGAATATAACTTATACAACAAAATAACCAGAACGCCAAGAGCGTCATTGATTAATTTCAGTGACGCTTTTTTATTTGAGACAACGCGGAAAGACGCGGAACAAATTAGCCGACGGGCATTAAACGGTAGGAGAAAACATGGCAAGAGACGAAGAAGGCAAAGTAATTTTCGACGAAGAAGAACAAAAGGAACTGGACAGAATCGTTTCGGAACGACTGTCACGCGTTAAAAAAGAGCTTCCTGAAGATTACGAGGATTTGAAGTCTATCGCAGACGAACTCGGAGAGTTGGGTTACTCTGGTACAGTAGCAGAAAAGAAGGCAGCATTAAAGGCTTATCGTGATGGATTAGCTAGCCAAAACGAGTTAGAGGAACTAGAAGAACAAGCCGAAATACAGGGTACTTCACCTGAGCTATTGAGAGAAATCAGAGAAGCCAGAAAAGAGGCTAAAGAGGCTAAGGAAGCATTTGAATCTTTAAAGGCTGAGAAAAAAGAAAAGCAAGCCAAAGAAGAAGCAGCAACGAAAGAAGCGGAACGCATTCAGAATGAAATAAAATCATTTGAAGAATCGTATCCCGATGTAGACTTAGACTCGCTGAACAACGACCCGAAGTTTCTTAAATTCGTTTCAAACCACACAGGATCACTCGGAGCAATCTACGAACAGTATATTGACTTGATGGGTGATGTTGAAACCGAAACAGTACGAAAAGTCAAGTCAAGCGAAAATCGTTCGACTGGTGGCGGTGGTACTGGAAAAGCTGGTTCGGCTGGATTGTCCAAAGAACAACAGACAGATCTTGCAGAATGGAACGAACGATATCCACACTTGAAAATGACACCACAGGAATTCAAAAACAAATAATATGAAATACCCTAAGTTACACGAGATAACAATAATACGAAATAAACAGGAGGTAAACAATAATGGCAAGAGTATCTTTTGATATTACAGGTTCAAGTATGTCCTCTCAGAATGAGTACGACATCGCTACGGCTACAGCAATATCCCCAGGACAGTTTGTAAAGCTAACAGCAAGCAAGGTTGTTCTAGCACTAGTTGGTGAAACAGGCGCGATTCTAGGCGTAGCAGCAGAGTCACATTCAGGTGCGGCTGATGCATTGAATCTTAGAAGTAATGGCCTTAGAATCAAGGTTTCCGATTCACCTACAGCAGTTTACGAAACAGCGGCTCCCAAAGTAACGTGTACATCTGGTACGACTACAACAATGCTTGCAACAGGTATCGCAGCATTCGCGGATTCTGACTTTGTAGGCGGTTACATGAAGCTTGTTTCTAAAGTTGCAGCTTCTACTAACACGGATGCAGTCGGTACAATCTATCCGATTACAGGCTCAACAGCGGCTTCAAAGACATTCACAACGACTAAAACAGCAGGCGGAGCACATACAGCAGGCGACATATTCGAGATTTACCCACCACTTGGATTTGCTAAAGGCAATCTTGATGCTGGTATCAGTAAATATGATTTGTCTGCAACAGCAGCTTTACCAGTTAAAACAGTTAAACTCGACACAGCTACAGGCGTAGTATTCATGGGCGCAACTCTTCATCAGAACGCAAATAAACAGTCTTAAAGGAGGATAAATAAATGGCATTAAGTAACATTAATTCAGATTGGAAAAATGATCTATACCCTCTTATCGATAAGAGCTTTTCCTATGCATACGAAAACAGAATGAATAAATTCATGCAGATTATGTCCGAAGAGAACATCAAACACGTTGATTACAGAATGAGCGGTTCGGCAGGTTTTGGTGAACTCAAGAGATATGACGGTGTGAACCTGACCACAGCAAACCAGAAACGTGGATTTGTAACAGTTATTACACCACAGGAGTTCCAGCTTGCAGCAGACATCGGTATGAAAGCAGCTAAGATTGATAGAAACGGTGAGATTAATAAAGTCGGTACATACTTAGGCGGTTCCGCTTCAATGTCCATTTACATGAATATTCTTAGAATGTTCGGCAAGGCATTTGATGCGACACAGCTTGGTGGTGACGGTAAGGCTTGGGCTGCTTCTGACCATCCGAACGCTTCTAAAGGTGATGCAGGTGGTTTATCCGTAGTTGATTCTGATAGCGGAACATATGACAACACACTGGCATTAGACCTTTCGATTTCATCCATCACAACAGCTCAGACAAGAGCAAACAGATTTGTTACTCCCGATGGGCTTCCGCTTATGTGCGATTTTCAGGACAACGGAATCTTGCTTGTATCTCCTGAGTTAGAGCCTAAAGCTATTGAGCTTTGTGGTAAAGAAGGGAAGATGTCCCCTGAGAAATTACCTGAGACAGCAGAAAACGGAGCTAACCCAGTTTACGGACTTAAATACATGGTAGTTGGTGGAGGTAACGAAGGTTTCTCTGCTAAGATGTGGGCGATTGCAGATAGAAGCTTGCTAAAAGAAACTACTAAAGTTGTTTATATCACAAGACCAGGCGTAATGAACAACAAGCTTGACAATGCTCTTATCGAGAGATTCACAGCATACGTTGATTATCAGGTTGGTTTTGGTGATGCTCGTTCCATTATCTTCTCTACTGGCAAGTAGGGGGTGGACTAAATGAGTAAATTATCTAAAGGTACAAACTATAAGTATGGACTACAAGTTGACATTAACGGTGATGGTGGTCTGACGGATGAGAGATATCTTCCCGGATCCAAGGACTATACAACGTTAACTCCATTTTCAGCAGCTGGTATTCCGTTAATATTCTTTATTGCTCCAGCGCCATGTAAGATTATACAGGCAACAGAGCGACACGTGACAGTAGCAGGACAGGCAGGAACCATGCAAGTTGAAAAATTAACTTCTGGTGTGGCAGCTGGTTCTGGAGTAGTAACACTGGCAAGTGCATTCGATTTAACATCAACAGCAGACACAAATGTTACAATATCGGCACTTACAACAGCAGCAGCTACACTTGCAAAAGGAGATTCACTATGCTGTAAGGTCGCATCAGGTGCGGCTACATCCTACGCAAACGGTTCATTACTATTACAGATTCAGTACATCTAAATAAAATAATTGAAGAGGGCGGTGCTTAACGGTACTGCCCTTTATTCATAGAAAGAGGTAGTTATGAAGAAAATGACTGCAAAAGAAATGGCAATGATGAAAGAAATGGAAAAGTACGGAAAACCCGTAGCAAAGAAAACAGCGAAAAAATCCGTAAAGAAACCAGCGGCTAAAAAACCGGCTTCTAAGAAATTATCAAAACTTGAAATGGTTATGATGTCAAAAATGGATAAGAAGTCAGACAAGAAAGGCGGTAAGTGCTAATGAATAACAGAGATTTGTTAGAAAATCAGAACGGAATAAATGGAATAGAAGTCATTACGGATACGGCAGCACATACCCCTCCAGCAGGGATGATATTCACAGGAATAGTTGTAGCAACAGCTACAGTTATTACTTCTATGATTCCGGTTCATACAGGAAACGCACTCGCAGGATTGACCCTTCCGGCTGGATTCGCAGTAGATTTTCCGTTTACATCTATAACGCTTGCATCTGGAACGATCGTGGCAAAAAAGGGGGTATAACCCATGAATTTAGGAACAGCTAAGAAAAAAACGTCCATGCTTGTTGATAATTATTCAAAGTCTGGACTCGT